GCACCAAGAAGCTGAAAAGTTAATTGGTAAACAAGCTCAAGAAGTTGGCGAAGTTAGAAGACTAGCTGACGAACTTTTGAAACGACAACTCGAAGAAAAGAAAGCCGTTGAAACCCCAAAAGAAGAAGAGACAGAAGTTGATTATTTTTCTGATCCGGTAAGTGCTGTAAACCAAGCTGTAGAAAAACATCCTGCTATTGCTGAGGCTAGGCAACAAGCTCAGTCTATTAAGCAACAACAGGTAACTCAGCGTTTAAATGAAGAGTTCCCTAACTTTAATGAAGTAACACAAGATCCTAAGTTTTTTGAATGGATTAAAGCATCTCCAGTAAGAACTAGACTTTTTACTGAGGCTCATTCACAGTTTGATTATGACTCTGCTGTTGAATTGCTTTCTACTTGGAACATGATGAACCCAAGTAAACCACAAGAAACTTCTAATCCTGAGTTAGTTACTGAATCAAAAAAAGGAACACAAGAAAGTTTAAAAGCTGCTACTGTAAATACTGGTTCACCTGCACCATCGTCAAGAAAAACTTATCGAAGGGCTGATCTCATTAACTTACGTTTACGTGATCCCGCACGTTACGAAGCTATGTCAGATGAAATTATGGCTGCATACGCGGAGGGACGTGTCAAATAATTGAAAGGAAATAAAAAATGGCACTAGGTACTAATCATGTCACCAAGACCACTGCGGATAAATTTATCCCAGAGATTTGGAGTGACGAAATTGTTGCAGCTTACAAGCAAAATCTTGTTGCTGCTAATATGTTCAGCAAGATGTCTTTCAAAGGCAAAAAAGGCGATACGCTTCACATTCCGAAGCCTACTCGTGGAGCAGCATCTGTTAAAGCAGCTTCAAGTCAGGTTACACTGATTGCAGCAACTGAGACAGAAATTCAGGTTCTTATCAACAAGCACTACGAGTACTCACGTTTGATTGAGGACATCGTTGAGACACAAGCTCTAAGCTCTCTACGAAAGTTCTACACTGATGACGCTGGTTACGCTCTTGCTAAGCAAGTTGATACTGACTTGATTCAGCTTGGTCGAGCAGTTGGTACAGGTACTGCGTACTCTACTGCTGCTGCATCAACTAACGCATTCATTGGTTCTAACGGTACAACAGTCTACAACTCTACAACTTCTAATGCTGCTGCATTGGCTGATGCAGGTATCAGACGTTCTATCCAGCGACTCGATGATGCTGACGTACCAATGACTGATCGTTGCTTGATCGTTCCTCCAACAACTCGTAACACTCTTATGGGTCTAGCTAGATTCACTGAGCAAGCGTTTGTTGGTGATGTTGGTTCAGCAAACACAATCCGTAACGGTATGATTGGTGATCTATATGGTGTAACAGCCTATGTATCAACCAATGCTGACACGGCTGCTGGAAGTTCTGGTACTGACCGTATCTGTCTACTTGCACACAAGGACGCTTTTGTTCTTGCTGAGCAGATGGGCGTACGTTCTCAGACTCAGTACAAGCAAGAGTACCTCGGTACGCTATTCACATCAGATATGCTTTACGGTGTAGCTGAGTTGCGTGATAGCTCTGCTGTTGCTCTAGCTGTTCCTGCTTAATTAAGCAGATAACTCCCCAGGCTCACAAGGCTTGGGGAGTCTTATTATTCTCGTTCATCCATTAGGACGGAAGTAGGGAAACCGAAGGAACGCATCTTTCTTTATTGGAGGGTGTTATGACTTGGAAAGACTTCTGCCGTAAGCGTGAATTAGATAATCACAAAAAACAAGAACTACTTAAACTACGACAAAGGAAACACTATGTGGACTAAGCCTGAATACACTGAGATGAGATTTGGTTTTGAAGTCACAATGTACATTGCAACTAAGTAAGGACGTATAATGGCGATATATAGAGGAGCAGGAGGACCAGGAGACGCAACTACAGATGCTGCTAATGAAGCTAGTGTAGCTTCTACAAAGGCTGCTGAAGCTGCTGCTTCCGCTACTGCTGCTGCCTCTTCTGCCACTTCTGCTACTACCTCAGAAACTAATGCTGCTACATCAGCAACGTCAGCTTCTACATCTGCAACTAATGCTGCTTCATCTGCACTAGCTGCTGCAACATCTGAAACAAATGCAAGCATATCAGAAACTAACGCAGCAACTTCTGCTTCTAATGCTGCTACTTCAGCAAGTAATGCAGCTACATCTGAAATTAATGCTGCGACATCAGAGACTAACTCAGCTACGAGTGAAGCAAATGCTGCTACATCGGCTGCTACGGCTGCTGCTGAAGCTGCTGCAGCACTGGCTGCTTTTGATAACTTTGATGATAAATACTTAGGCGCTAAGGCATCTGATCCTACACTAGATAATGACGGTGACGCTTTAGTTGCTGGAGCATTATACTTTAACACTACATCAGGTGTTATGAATGTTTACACTGGTTCTACTTGGGTAGCTGCTTATGTATCTGCTGCTGGTGTTTTACTTCAATCTAATAACTTATCTGATGTTGCCAGTGCATCAATAGCTAGAACTAATCTTGGTTTAGGTACTAGTGATAGTCCTACTTTTAATGGTATTTCAGCAGGTAGTTTTGGAGGATCACCAAAATTTCAAGTAGATCCTAATTCAAACAGTGTTACTGTAAATAGTAATTTATCTATAGATGGTGCTGTATCATCTACAGGATCATTAACTCTATCTGAGGATTTAAATGCTATAAGTCCTAACATAACTTTTATATCTTCTGGTTATGCTAATTACACTTTAAAAGATGATACTGGGGATTTTAAAATAACTAGTGGTTTGTCCCCAACTGCTAAATTTATAATTTTAGATAACGATAATGTAGGTATTAATACAAACACTCCTGCTGAAAAATTAGATGTATCAGGAAATATTGCTGTATCTGGAACTGTAGATGGTAGAGATATAGCTACTGATGGTACTACGTTAGATACTATAGAACCGTTAGCTAACAGTGCTACACAACCTGGTGACAATGTATCTACATTGACTAACGATGCAGGTTACTTAACATCATTTACAGAAACTAACGATCTTACGTCTGCAGTTACATGGGCTAACGTACCAGACGCAAACATCACACAAAGCTCTGTCACACAGCATCAGACTGCTCTCAGTCTTACAGAATCACAGATTAGTGATCTAGGTACTTACGTTACTAAAACGTCTGCTACAGGCTCTGCTGAGGTTCCTAGCGGTACTACAGCACAACGTGATGGTTCACCTAGTGCTGGTTACTTACGATTTAATACTACTGATACTTCCTTTGAAGGCTACGATGGTTCTGCATGGGGAGCTATTGGTGGCGGTGGTGGTGCTAGTGGTGGTGGATCTGATGCTATCTTTTATGAGAATGGTCAGACAATAACTACCAGTTATTCTATTACAGCAAATACAAACGCAATGTCTACAGGACCACTAACAGTTAATAGTGGTGTTTCAGTAACAGTCCCTAGTGGCTCAAGATGGGTGGTGTTATAAATGGCAATGATACTTGACGGTACTACTGGTATACAGACTCCTGGAGTTTATACCACTGTGCCTTTTATAGAGAACGATCAAAGCATAGATGCAGACTACACAGTAGGTGCAACTAAGAATGCTGCAAGCATAGGTGACATAGAGATTAGCACTGGCGTTACAGTAACTGTAGCATCTGGTGGGAACTGGGTGATCTTATGAGTACGCTAAGAGTTGACAGCATACAAGACACTGCTGGTGTTGATAATCAAGGCAAGATAATACAAGTTGTTCATTTTGACACACCAACTGTAAGATTTCAGGCTGCAGTATCAACAATGACTGATACTGGTTTCTCCGTATCAATTACGCCTAAATTTGCAAATAGTAAAATTAAAATAGACTTTTGTGCAACAGTGCTATCTAGTGCTCATTATGTCGCTTTAGATATTTATAGAGATGGAACAACAAGTTTAAGTGGAGATACTGCTAACGGTCTTACAGGTAGTGTCTGTTATTACACAACATACTGGCAAAATGTTTCAATGTTTATAGTTGATTCTCCAAACACAACTTCTGCAGTTACTTATAATATTTTTGCAAAAACTTATTCTGGAACAGTAACTGTTGGTGGTGCTGGTGTAGGCGGTACTATTTATCCAAACGGTGTTCTTTTATCAGCTACGGAGATTGCACAATGATTAACTTAGACGGAGTTGCTGAAAAATCAGATGCACTTATATCTTTACGTCCTAACGCACAATGGGCAATGCGTGGTGATGAGCTTGAGTGGTTAGACACAGAGCAAACACAACCAACAGATGCAGAGATAGATGCTGAAGTTATTAGACTACAAGCTGAGTACGACGCTAAACAGTATGCAAGAGACAGAGCAACTGCTTATCCATCAATCCAAGAACAACTCGATATGCAGTACTGGGATAGTGTGAATGGTACAACTACTTGGAAGGATGCTATTGCTGCTGTTAAGACGGAGAATCCTAAGCCATGAGTACAATTAAGGTAGACACAATCAAGAACACTAGCAATATAGAAGTCTTTACCTGCAAGGCGTGGGTTAACTTTAATGGTCAAGGCGCTGTAGCAATTAGAGAATCAGGAAATGTGAGTAGCATTACTGACAATGGTGCAGGTAACTTTACAGTTACATTTGCTACTGCAATGACAGATGTAAATTATGC